TGCTGCTGCTGCACTTGCTCGATGCCCTGCATGATCCACTTAGCCGGTGCCTGCCGGTCCGGCGGAAGGCTGTCGTAGTCGTCGGTTTTCATCCAGTCCGACAGACGCTCATGCCACACCTTGAGGTTGTCAACATGATCCAGCGGCATCCAGGACGGAACCTCAATCGGGCGCTGCTGCCCAGTGACCGGATCGGTTTCGGTTTCCTGACGGGTCGGCATGTCCATTACTGAGCCATCGCGGATCTTGCGAATGATGCGGTCGATACGCGCAATATCCAGTTCCATGCTCTGAACCAGCACGTCGGAAGTGCCGGCGTCAATAGCGAGCATGGCTTGCTGACCGGTGATCCACTGACGGTCCGCATACGCAAAGACGCGCTCCACCAGTTTGTCCTTCGTCATGAAGTCCAAGGAACCCGGCAGGACGCGAACGTCCACCTGATCCATGAGTTGCGCGCCGGTGAAGTTGTGGATCGCGTCTGGCCCGAAGCGGCCACGAATAGCGATCACGCGCTCCTCGCTGTAGTGGTTGCGAACGAGAACCAGTGAGTGGCGCATGACACGGGCATGCCAATCAGCGAGGCCGCCAAGGAACGCAGACCACTTCGCTTCCGTCTGCTCAATGACGGCGGTAACGGTGCGGGCCGCGACGTTCGCGTCGGCGGCGAGTTGGTTGTCGAACCCGACGTATTGCATGCCGTTCTGCGTCAACTGGAAAATGTCGATCAGCGGTTGCGCGAACCCTTGCGGCACGCTCTCCCACTCCGGCTTGATGACACCGCCGTTTACTACGTCGTAGTAGTCAATGCCACCGGGATCATCAACAGCAGGCTTGAAGTTGCTGCCGCGCGGAGCCATCTTCCGCGGGTTCAAACAACGGTTCTTCCACTCCATCAGCTTGTTCATGCAGTCCTGCATGGTGCGCTGAAAGTCAATGAGCTGCCACGTCAAACCAAGATCGCACTCACCAGTAGCGGAAGGCGTCCACTGAAGGCGGTGCAGGAGCGGTTCGTCAATCGCACGGCCCTGCGCGTCCTTCAGCGGGTAGTCCTCAAAGTTGCTTTCGGCCTGCGGGTCGATGCGGCGGTTGTCAACGATGACACGGTTGTTTGCCATCACGATCCGCATACCTTGCGGGTACTTCGGGCACGGACGCTCGTAGTACTCCGTGACCATCACAAGATCGTTGTTGTTCGACTTCTCCGTAGGCAGATCCGACGTTGAAGCGTCCGGCACCAGGGTTTTGCCGAAGAACCCCGGAATCTCTTTGACTTCGTAGATGGGGCGTGCGAGTTCGATGGCATACCACGGGGAATCCACGAAGTCCACGCCCGGTTCCCAGTACACCTCATTGCCGGACAGGATCTGGATTTTGATTTCGCCCTGACCAACAACCTCGCCGGTCAATGCGTTGGTGGTGTACGGGCCGACGTTCGGGTCGAAGTAGGGGAACGCGAAGGCGTCACCGCCACCCCCGATAGCCAACGTGCACGCCTTGACGGTTGCTGCTTTGATACGCCACTTGTCGTAGCCGTACAGCGCGACCTGTTCCGCGATGCGTGCCGCAGCGATGTTCTGCGGATCGGTGTTCGATGGCAGAATCTCGTAGGACGGCACACGCTGAGAAGCCGCACTGACCTTGCCCTGGACGATGGGCCGAATGTAGTTGTAGGTGTTCCGGATGCGATGACCGGGACGCGCAGCACCGCTGGGGTTTTGTGCCGACGATTGCCTCGCCAAGAAGCCTTTGGGGTCCAGGTAGCCGTAGCTGTCGCCGCGCTCATACCACTGGCACAGCCGACGCTTCGATGCGTCACGACGCATCTCTGCCCTGCCGCGTGTGGTGCGGGACTGGACTTTGCCGGGGACTTCTGACGGGTTGATGCTTGGGCGCACCATGTCGATGAGACTCACGGTGCTACCAGCGCCTCAGCGAGTTCTTCTTTGGTCAGGTCCTTGAACCACTCGTCGTTGTCCAGGTCCACGATGCGTGTCTCATCCTCAACCTGTTCCTGCGCCACATACTGGGCGGTCGAAGGCTCAATGCGATTCAGGAGGGAGCGGCGTTCGTCGGTGGCTTGGTCGGCCATGTTGGCAAGCAGCCACAGCAGTTCTTTGCGTTCGGCCTGCCACGCCCTCAGGACGATCAGAGGCAACCCCAACGTGGTAGTTGCAAGCACAACTATCGCAGCGATCATGCGGCCAACCTTCCAATCAGTTCAACAACACCAGCACCAACAACAGCTCCCACAACCGCCACAGCAGCCACCAAACGCTTCGACGGACCCTCCACCACCGGCACCACCGGAGGCGGGCCAGGAACCGTCACAGGCACCTCAGCTTTCGCATACGTCACATCGAACGGAATGTCGTTACCGGACGGGTCGGTCTGATGCGCATTGACACACATGCGAGAGCCGATAGCCGCGTTGTAGCTCCACGTTGAAGCACCGCACCTAGGACAAATCACAGGTTGTTCACCTTTGCTTGTGTAATGTCGCCGGTCGCCTCAACGTCCGTCAACAACTTGCCCGCCGTGCCAGCCGTCACATGGCCGGACACCGCCTCGTCCCACACCGCGCCAGCAATGTCGTCAATGTCGGTCGGCGTCACACCAGAGCCGGTGGCGTAGCCAACGACGTGCGGTGGCGCAAGAAAGATCGTGCCCCCGGTGTCATCAATAATGTCCATCGGGTCGCCCGTGTCGCCGTCAGTGACCCAGCCGCCCGTCAGCTTCAGCGGCACCGTCGGCCCGGACGACGTGTTCTTGACCTGCTTGCCGGTCAGCACATAGTTCGTTACGTCGATAGCAGTCAACGCAAGCGCACCCGCTGCGATCCCGGTTTCGGTGAACCGGTAGTACATCGCTGCCGCATACCAGTCCTGCAACGACACAACACCGGACGGCTCGTCAATCTCATGCAGATTGGTGCCGTCGTCAACGGTCAGGAACGTGATCGTTGACCCGTCCACCGCGTTCGTGTTGTACACCTCATCATCGACCTGGTTCATGCGGTAGGTGACAACCGGATCGGTGTTCGTGGCTTCACCAATGATGCCGTCAAAGAACGTCTGGGCTTCGTCGCCGTCAACGAACGCTGCCCTGAGCCTGATTTCGCGGTCGGCTGCATAGGGATTTGGGTCGGTCCAGTTGAACGGGAACGTCACCACGTCGTTGACGAGCTCGGTGCTTGATGTGAGGTCGTAGATTTGGACGCGGGTGCCGTCAACGCCGTTGACGAGGTTGACTTCCTGCGTCTGCAAATCGACGCTGATCGGGTACAGCTCGGCGCGTGACGTTGCATCCGACACCAACGGAATGTTGAAGTAGCTGGGCGAAAGCGTGTTCGTCTGCAACGTCAACAGGCGAACCTTCAACTTGAAGTTCGTGGTGAACGCCTCGCCGGGAAGGTCTGAAAACATCAGCGTGCCGGACACCGTGTCCGTGTGGTTGAGCGTAAGCGTGATCTGCGACCCGGAATCCACCGTCAAGATGCGAGCACCCTGCGCCACACCAGCACCCCACACCGACGACCCGACGTTCAACCCGGTAGTGCTTGACAGGCCGGTAACGACTGCCGTGGCCGTGGTACCCGCCGCGCCACCAATCGCGGCAAGCAGGTTCTTGAACGTGCCAGAAAACGCGCCGTCATCAGTCGCAATGTCATAGGTCCACAGGTACGCGCCCGCGCCCGTAGCCAGCGAAGTCTCCACATACTCGGTGTTTGGCGGTGACTCATGAAACCCGGTGTAGTTGATGAGATACTCGGGCATCTCCCAAGTGATCTGATCGCCAACCGTGGTCGCAGAAATGCGGCCGGCACCAGTGAACGCTGGGGTACCGGAGTCAATGGTGTACCGCGTCGTCGTTGCCGACTGCTCGTTCATGAACAGCGTGAGCACATCTTCGGGCGTATCCCAATCCAGGGTGCCGGACGTTGTGCCCGACGCAGCACACGAAATCGTGAACTGATCCTCGTTGATTGGTCGTGCGTCCCGGTACTGGTTTGGCAGCGCCGCCGTGTTCGATGAGTTGTACACGCGGATACGGGTTCCCGGAACCGTGATGCCGTGCCCCGGCGCGTCCACGGTCATCGTGCCCGACGAACGTGTCCAGGTCACCGATCCGACCGGGGTTCCCAAAGTGGTGATAGGGCCGTCCAGGAAGCAATGCCCGTACTGCGCGGAAGTGGGCGATGGCGCACTCGATGAAGAACTGACGCCGCGAGTCACCATGTCGGCGGAGCCAACGGAAGCTAGGGAACCGGGACCGCCCGTAATGTTGTATGCCTGCACACCAGAGCAGGTGACCGGGGTGCTGATCGAGTTGGTGTACGCGCCGTCCATATGCACGTTGTTGAACTCAAAGTTGCTGCCGGAACCCGACGCCGAAACGAGCAGGGTGTGCGAACACGTTGAGCGGTACATGATGCCCGTGCCCGACGTAGCGCCCGAGGCTGTCATTGCTCCCGTGAACGTGTCGGCGTCAATCACCGACGTAACGATCCGCAGCGCCGCGTTTACGAGCTGCATGTTGTACATGTAGATGTAGTCGCCTACGCGGTAGCCGTGCCCCGTTTTCGTGAACGTGCCAACCGCACCAGAGCGCGTCCACGACATTGCGACCGTTGGCCCCTTCGTGGATACCGGGGAGGCAACAGACCCCATGTTGCGAACTTTCATGTTGCTGCCCGCAACAGTCGAGAAAAACGCGCCCCGCGACCCACACTCCGGGTACGGGAACACCCAGTTGTCTAGCAGCCAGTCAGACGACTTGTTCGTACCTGACACCATGATGCTGTTACCCGACCCCTCGACAGGATCACCGGCAGTCTTTGCACACTCAACAATGTTCTGGATCGTTACACCATCGGTGCCGGACCCCAGCACGCTGCCGATCAAAGCGCCGCCGTCGATCAGAATGCGGTCGGAGGTCGTAAACCCGATGACCGGCGTTGAGATCACGGACGGCATTCCCGACCCGGTGTAATCGGTGTCAGTCAACGTGATGTCCGAACTGCCGGTGAACTGCACTGAGGCTCGCGCAATGTTTGCGTGGTTGCCACCGGACAGCACACTGTTGTCAACGGTTCCGCCAGAGGTACTGGACACCACGGTAAACGCCACGTTCGTAACGCCGTCATCTACCGGCTGGCTGATGCAGCAGTCGCCAATGTCGAACGGGATCGCGTTCGACGTGATCGCCATCGGTGAACAGAACGACGAATCCCGCAGATACACCTCATACGGGTTTGTCAAGATGTTGACGCGCAACGCTGACGACACGTTGCTCATCCGGTAACGACCGGCACCCAGCGGGTAAATGTAGTAGCGGCCAGACGCGCCGGGGAAGCTGTTGACGGTGCGGGACGCCACGGCAGCGTTCTGCATCAAAATGTTGCCGATACGAACTTTGCAACCGGCAGGGGGGCAGACTCCACCCGTGCTGTTCGTGCCATCGGACCCGAACCGGATTACGGCGTTGATCGGGTCAATGTGACACTGTTGGCCCCGGATGCCGGTGGTGCCGATGTGGTAGCTCGTCATCGGGCAGGTAGTGACCGGCCACCACTTGTACACCCCGGACCCCGGTGCGGTTTCGACCTGCACGCCACCGATGTACTGCCGGTTGCCGTTGCTTGGGATTTGGTAGGTGGTGGCTCGCACACCATCCGTAATTCCCATGTAGAAGTCTGCGCCGACCGCAACATCGTCCGACTGGTTGTTCAGGCGGTTCAACGTCATGTTCTTCGCTTCGTCAAACACCACTTCGATCCAGCCGTCACGCCCGGTGCCGCCGAACACGGGGTCGGCTATCACGTTCGCGCTGATGCCGGTCAGTGCCCCGGTGGAGTACGCCACCGCGTTCCACTGCTTGACAAGGATGTAGCCGCCCGTAGGCATCGCAGCACCCGCCGTAAGCGGCGTGGACGCAAGGTTCGCGTACACGCCAAGCAACTTGCCGGACGCGCCGCCCTGCGAAATCACGGTGCCCGCTGCCGGGACCGTGGTCGCACCAGTGTCGAACGCCAACAACCGCGTTGCGTCAGCCCGGATTTTGACTGTGCCACCCAACGCCGCAGACAACGTAGACGTTCCAATCGTTGCAGACGTTGAACCGTTCGCGTCATAACGCGAGTGCCCGTCAATCGTCAGCACGGCCCCGTTCACGTTGTAAGTGTCGCCGCCGCCCTTACCGGCAAGCGAATCCATATTCGTGTCCGTGGTGATTGTGTAAGCAGCCATTAGGCTTCAACCTCGGTCGCCCACACCTGCAACTCGCCATCGACAACAGCGAAGTCAAAGTTGCCGTCCTCGATGATCGCGGCCTCAGCCACGTTCACGTCATACCGGGCAACCTCGTTGACAAGATCAACGGGTTCCTCACCAAGATTGGTGTCGTACATTCGCAAATACGCCGGGAACTGCTGCACCTTGAAGCGTGTAGGACTAGGCATACGTCAACCCTGCTCTCCCCGTCCACGCCGTCGAATACGCCGATGAACCCGTTGCCTGCTCCAACGCTCCCGTTGACAGGGTGCGCCGCTCGATGTACCAGCCACCCGTCGCCCGCTCATACCCCACATACGAATAGGTGGACGTGCGCTCATGGTTCTGAAACTTGAAACCCGTAGGGCCACCAACACGGCCCGTTGTTGCGCCGCTCACACCACACCAGCCAAATACGACACACCCTCAGCAGACACCACCGCATCCACAAACACCAACGCCACATCCTGCGCCGGCACCGTCACCGACTCACGGGCAGCCAACGGAACCCCCGTTTCAGACCCAGGGGTAGCCAAAACCCCGGACGCGCCAACATGCACAAGGCCCTCATTTGTCGGCAACGCCGTCACCGTCACCCATGCACACGCAGCGGACGTACCCAACGCCACCGCCGTACCCGGAGTAGGGACCGTGCGCCGCCCATTCGACAACGACGACGCCGAATCCCCAGCATTCGACAACCCGACCTGCAACACACCAATGTTGTCGGTCTTGAGAACCTGGGTGTTGACACCATCGAACCCGGCAACAACCTCCTGCACCGAAGGCAAAGCGCCACCATCAGCCGCAGAAGTCGGTGTAGACGCAATGTCCACGTCACCGATGTTGTTGGTGCCCGGAGCCAGCGCAGCAATGGCCTTGACGTTGACCCACAGGCCATCGGTCGAATCGCCGGGGATCGGATCAGACGAGTTGAGGGTGCCGTCAACCAGCTTGGTTTGCTGGAACTTGACGCCGCCAACATCGTCCGTGGCGATCAGATCGCCACCCGATCCCAAGTTTATCTGTGTATTATCGGCCACCTTACTGGCCTGCGCCTTGCTGCTGCTTCAGCGGTGTTTCTGCGCCGCCGACCGGTGGACCGGAGCTGTTCGGTCCCATGAACAGCAACAGAATCATCGGGTTAGACGTACTTGAACGCGACGTGTCCGCCGACCTGGGTGGCCGCTGTCGTCGTGATGTTCAACGCGGCACCCGCAGCGGTCGTGAACAGCGCCACATCACCGGAACCGGAGGTCAGGTTTTGTCCGCCGCCAACGGCGAGCGGCAGTTGCATGACCCCGGTGAGGTTCGTGGACCCCGACTTGAACTGGACGCTGTTGCCGGTAGCGACACCGTTGTACAGGCCGTAGTTCAGCACACTGATCTTCTTGCCCTCAACTGCTGCCACGACTGCCGTGGTGGTGGCTGCGGACACGTCGAACGATGCGGACTGGTTCTGGACGGCCATTAGTTGTCCCGACCGCCGAGAATCCCGCGCTTCGCGTCAGGCTTGTTGCCTGCGAGCGCAGCGACCTGCTCCTGCAACACGCGCATCTGCTCGGCCTGGACAGCGAGCTGCGCGGCCTGCTGCGAAATGACCTTGACCTGATTGTTGTCAACCGGGTCTTTCGTCTGGCCGCTGTACCGGGCGTACACCGGACGGACCTGCTCCGACCAAGCGCGCGGCTGATCGCAATGCGGGCACGACATCGCGGACTCGTCAGCGGGCCGCAAATACTCCACGGAACGCTCAACACCCGGCGAATCGCCGCCAAGCTCAACGTAGGTGAAGTCACGGGTCGTTTTCAGGAGCTTTGCTTCCTCCTGCAAATAGCCGACACAACCGGCGTCAAGACAGAACAGGAAGCCGTCAACCGGCACATCGACACTGGTGACAGCCATTAGCGAATCACCCCAGTCGCAGCAACACGCGAATCCGCGATGAGTGCCACGAACTGCTGGCCGTCAAGCACAAACCGGTCCTTGTCGAACGACACCACCACATCGGTGCCGACATTCTCCACACTGGCCTTCTCTACAACCTTCGGTTTCGCAGTAGCCACAGAGGACCACCCCTCTCTCTAATTGTCTGGTCCTGAAGTCTTGTCATGACATGTTGCCGTTGGGGGAATACCCCGGTGCGCCGACCAAACTGGAGGCGGGTGGGGCGAAGTTCATGCCGAACTTCGGGGGCTCGACAGGCAAATCCGGTGGCTGCTCCGTTGCGAACGACACGCCGCCGACACTGATGCAGTCGTTGCGGGCCTTCCACGCCAGGACGCCGGCCATAGCCGCATCCATCTTCCGCGGTGACCTAACACCGTCTTTCGTCAAGGTGTGCATTTCGCGTTGCTTGTCGTCAAGCACACCGTTCGGGCGGCGCTTCGCGTTCGACATGTGTTCCATGAACACAGGGTTGCCGTCATGCGTCAGCTCCTTAGAGCCAATGGCTTCCTCAAACTCGCGGATCGCATGGGCAATCGGGGTCTTACGGTTCGTCAACCACGGCAGAACGCGTTTGTCGCCATAACTGTTCTGCCAACCAACGAGCAGCGAGTCGAGCCAGTGCGGGTCCACATACGCACGCCACACACGCGGGTACCTTTCAAACACATCACGAACAGCACCGTCAACGCGGTCCTTGTCATGCATGTAATCGTCGTCCGCATCCAACGGCTTCTCAACCACATCGACAGTCCACAGATACCCGGTCTTGACCTCACACGCCATGATCGCCAAAGAGTCGTCATACAAAGCACCGTCGATACCAAGGACCACAACCGCATCGGAGGCAACGACCTTCGGCTTGATGCAAGCCTCGACCTGGGCGTAATCGAACGCGGCACCAGAACCAGCAACCGGGCGGTTGCCATAAAACCGTTCGGCCTGCCCCGGATCAACGGTGATTAGCTCCGCGGCCTCGCCCTCAATCGCATCCAAGTCAATCCAGTCGCAGCCCTCATACACCAACCGGTGAATCTTGCGGCGGTCCTTCTTGACCGTGTACGACAAGCCCTTTGGTGCCATCGGGTGATAGCGGTAAATGTCGTCCTGCGTCAAAGCGGCGGCAGCAGTACGCTCCGCAACGCTGCCCTCGTTCGGGTCCCAAGCGTTCGTAGTCTCGATCGCCCGTCCGCCCATGCCAGCCAAACCACGGCGCTGTGTTTCCGCGACCTTGACCATGCGGGCCTGCTCAGTCCACACCCCGGTTTCGTCCTGGGCGCAATGCGTGACACGCTGCCCAAGGCGTGACCGGGCATTGGAAGTCACCATGTCAATGCGGCCATCCCCCGGCAACCGGATGAACTCCTCACCAGTTTTGGTGATGACCTGGGACAACGGACCCTCTCGGATCATTGGTACCAAGGCGTCCCAAATGTTTGCTGCCTGGTCCTCCGACGTGGCGGTTACTTGGATGAGCGGTGTGGGCCAAGGCATGCCCATTGCCTCGCCGGGTTGGTACTCGTACACCCAGCCGCACCCGCAACCATGTTCGCGGCAGTCCCACTTCTCGCCGCCCTTAGCCCAACCAGCGAACAACGCGGGCCCAACGCCCTCTTGGCAGATGCCGCCACTACTGAAGGGCGCTTTCCCGGATTTCTGACTGAGGACTACCTGGGCGCGACGATTATGAAACGCCGGAGCCAACTGACCCAGCTTCGCGCCGGGCTTCACGCGATAGAAGTTCAGATTCACCAACGCCTGCCACTTCACGAACTCCCACGGCTCACCCTTACGAAACCCGTCAGGAACACAACAATGCGGCCCCTGCCAATACGCACCGACCAGCAGGGTCGGAAAGTCGTTTTCTAGGCAAAGATAATCAAGAGCCCCCCGCCACAACCTTCATACCCGCACGCGCCGGCTTCGCATCAGACTTGCTGGCCTCGGCAATGTCGCCGCCAATGATCCGCCACCGGTTCCGCATCAACCCCGGAATCGACAAACCA